CCGTATGCGTCATTATACGCATACGAGGATTCCGAGTTAGATGATGGATCACAGTCCATCTCTGGCTTAAGCCGTTATCAAGGTTCATTTTGTGCCGCATATACGTCTTAGGCCGTATATGTGGATAACTTGTGAACCTTTTTAACGTCGACAAGTCTTCGTCGATATTCTTTACACACCCTGAAGGCTACAGGGAGACCAAACCAAACACCGTGGTTTTTGTGATTGTACCCTAAACAATCACAGTTCGCTCTGTCGGTAGCGTAATCACCGATATGTTTGCCTATAAACATTATGCAGGTAGTACGATAGGCCGTGTACTACCAATTAGCCCCTTACGGGGCATGCCGGGTTTTACACCCGGCTAACCACCGTAAGGGGCACCCCCCCCCAGGGGGACACCCACCGGCTATTAGAGCCACCAAATTCATAAGACTACGCTTCGTCTTATGTCTGAATACAGAAGCATTTACTGACGTTATTTATTCAAGTTTTAAATGTACTTTTGGATATGCTGCAGTCAGAGGCTAGTTCCATAGAACATTTCGTAACATGAGTTACAACCAACCGCAACCGAACGCTGAGGCTAGTAGGAAGCAATCCCTTCTTGTGGGGCAAAACACATGCGCATCCGTAGATGCAAAGTCCGAAACTGGGACTCAAAACCAAAGTTCACGTGGAAACACACACACAGGAAATCAACAAAGACGTGTTGATGCCTCCGAATTGGTACGCACAATCGCTCAAGCTAATGAAAAAGCTAAGAAGCGATCCCGCAAGCGTCGCAATAGATGCGACATTGCGGATGTGGACTTTGTTCTTGATTGTCAATCTTTTGATTTTGACGTGAACAAAGTCCTGGCATTGGTTCGTAATTTGAAAGCCATTGCCGACAAGGGGCTGAACAAGATAATGTTCGACATTGAGGGCTTTGTTGCCCTCGCAATCAATCTCCAGAATTCCAAAAACATTTTTGGATGGATTTCCGCACTGCATTTGTACTTTCGTGCATATTACAGTGAATCGATTGCGTTGAAAATTGTTGAAATTGTTCAGAAGCAACTCCCCATGGATTGCCAAGGTGACGAAAACTCATCCTTTATGGATGATACGATTTCTTCTTTGAAAGACACCTTGAGCAATTGGCAATCACTGAAAGACAGTGATCTTGCCATTCAGCTCACAAATGTGATCAACATCGCGATCACATTGGGCTTTTTTCCACATTTGAAGGAGGAAGATTTGAAAATTGGAAATTTCACTTTGTTTAAAGCAAAAGTTTGGAATGTTCAATACAATTCTGTATCCTTTGTGGAAATGTGCTGCAATACACTTCTCTTCTTTATGGAGAGAGGGTATGCAGCGTGGAAGAGCAATGATTTGACTCTTCTGCTTTATGCAGATGAGGATATGCGTGCGATGGATGAAGAATACGCATTGCTCATGTCTGCCATGCCTCTTTTGGAGACTGGTAGACTGCACGAGTTAGCAAATTACGACGAACGTATTGCTGACGAACATGAGTATGATTCTCGTGTTAGTGCACTTTTGGCCAAAATCACGGGTCTTTTCAAAATGGAAAGACATCCACAAGCCAAGACAATTCTGTCCAATAAAATGGTTCAGTTGTCTAAGGTGAGAACACAATTGATTTTGTGCCAAAAACAGTCGTGCATTCGGGAAAAGCCTTTTGGCATCCTGATTCATGGCGGTTCCGGGGTTGGAAAAACCTCAGTGAACTCCATTTTGCTAAAGACTTTGTCTGCAGCAAATGGGTTCAACAGTTCGAAGGAGGCTTTTGTCACTTTGAACGAGGCTGATAAATACATGTCAGAATATCAAGCCTCACACACCGCTGTCACATTGGATGATTTTGGTAATACAAGACCAGAACACTATGAACGATCGCCTTGCGAACAGGTTATTACTTTCCTTAATAATGTTCCGAAAGCTGCCATTAAGGCGGAAGCGGAATTGAAAGGAAATGTGATGATTCAGCCTAAGTTCGTTACAGTAACCACCAATGTGAAGCACTTGCACGCGCACACGTTTTCAGCGGAACCAGCATCCATTCTACGACGATTTGAAGTAGTTTTGGATGTCCGCTTGCGTGATTCCTTCATTGACAAAAGGACACATGTTTTGGATTCGTCGAAGATCAAACCAGGGCAATTCATGCCCGATGCATGGTTGATTGATGTGGAATTCGTTGAAATTGTCAGAAGGCCAGGAACGGAAAAAGACACCTACAGATTTACCACTTTGAAAGAAGATGCTTCAATTTTTGAAGTTGTGGAAATTTTGAAGGACATGTCTATGAAACACTTTCAGAAGCAAAAGAATTTTGTGAAAGTTGTTGAAGACATGTATGATCAACCGTTGTGCGAGCATTGTTTTCCTGCAAAGGAATGTCCATATTGTGCGAAATGCATGGACAATCAATGCTTGTTTGAGCCTTTGGGTGATTTTGACACATATGATCCTAAGCTGTTGGAGAGCGTGCGTGCATCCATTGCTAATCGACCAATCGAACCAAGTTTGCCTGAAATAGTGGCAGATTGGTATATTGAGAGGAAGATTTCGCGCGTTTTTTATGACGCGCGCATTGGATGCAAATCCTTTTGCGATTATCTGAGAGAGAAGAAATCTTGGATTTTGGGAGCCGCATTGGGCGGTACAATCGCAGTTGCAGCATTTTATGCTTTGAAAGCATATTTTGAGATGCGGCAACAGGGCGCTGTCGAGTCCATCCCTGTCAAATTTGAGGATGACAAGGAAAATCCATGGAAAAAAGTTCGGATGGTCAACATTCCGAAATCTTTGGAAGCTAACACAACCACATGGCAAGATTTGTCTGCCAAAGTTTCTAAAAGTGTAGGTTTCATTGATATTTTTAACATGGAAAAGACAGTGCGAAGATCGTGCATGATTATGCCGATTTGCAATAATTTTTGGATATTGCCTTCGCACATGCTAAAGGATGATGAGGAGTATGTCGTGCAAGTTCAGACGACTCCTAGGAACATCCTTGGCAAAAATCCCACCCAGGTCATTGGACCTGAATTGTGGTACCGACTTCCAGGCACAGATTTTACGTTATTGTGCCTCACATCTGGTGGAGATGTGTATGATTATAGGAAGTTTTTGCCCGAAGCACATGATCAAATTGATGGAGTCCATGTACATAGTATTTTGAAAAATAGGGAAGGACTTACATCAGAATTTGATTTCCAGGTTGGACGCAAGAAAACGATTAATTCGTATGCGGCGAAATTCACAGGTGTGGATTATTATTTTCCACAACCTACCAAACCTGGCATGTGCATGATGCCATTGATTCCAAAATTGCGGGGAGCATGCATTTTGGGATTTCATTTGGCAGGACTTAATGGTAAAACTTATGGAGCCAGTGGTTTATTGACCCGGGGAATGGTTGATGATGCTGTTGCGCATTTAGCAAACAAGGGAGTTTTGCAAGCGCATTCCACTGGTGAAATGGTTACTGAAAAGTACGGCATTAATTTTGATGTCGTATCTGAGCCACATACCAAGAGTCCAGTGCATTGGTTGCAAGATGAGGAAGATGGTACACAACCCATCTGCCAAGTCTTTGGGCAACATGCACAACCAATTCGCCATTTCAAATCTGAAGTTCGTGAATCTCCATTTCAAAGTTGGTGGAGGAAGAACTTGGTTTACCAAATAAGCACGGTAAGCCACAAGATATGAATTCTTGGCGACATTGGCAGAGGGACTTGGACTTGATGTCTAAGCCCCGTGGAATGTTTCGTCCAAAAATCATGAAGAAAGCTCGAACTGATTTGAAAATCATGATCGACAAGATTTTGGATGAACAACCGGATTTGGAAAAATTGATCCATCCTTATAGTTTGGATGCTGTTCTCGCTGGAGTCGACGGAGTTAATTCTGTTGATCGCGTGGATTTGAGCACATCTATGGGATGGCCTATCAACAAACAAAAGAAAAATTTCATTCGTGAGAGTTTTCGTGAAGTTGAAGGTATCTCATGTCCTTTGGACATGGATGAACAATTTTTGGAGGAAATGGTTCGCATGGAGCAATGTTTGCTGCGCGGTGAGCGTGTGCATACTATATTCCGTGCAAACCTGAAAGACGAACCGACCAAATTGACTAAGAACAAAGTGCGCGTTTTCGCTGGTTGTGAGTTTGCTTTCTTGCTACTTGTAAGGAAGTATTACTTATCACTTGTTCGAGTCATGCAGAAGAATTGGGAAAAATTCGAATGCGCGGTTGGTATTGTCGCTCAAGGTCCGGATTGGACCAAATTGGCCAATCACCTCACAAAGTACGGGAGTGAGAGAATGATTGCTGGCGATTACTCTGCTTATGATAAGCGAGCTTCACCAGAAGTGATGATGGCATCTTTTGATGTTATGATTCACATTGCCAAAAGGGCTGGATACAACGACAAACAATTGACAATCATGAAAGGAATTGCGACTGAAATTTGTTGCCCTATTTATGAATACAATGGAGTTTATGTCAACATGTTGGGATCAAACCCATCAGGACATCCATTGACTGTCATTGTGAACAATCTTTCAAATAGCTTGTATATGCGTTATACATATTACGCGATGCATGAAGGAGAGAGGGTTCCGTTGTTCCATGAAAGAATTGCATTGATGTGTTATGGAGATGATAATGCCATGGGAGTGCACCCGGAGGAGAAGAAATTCAACCACACGAGTGTTATGAACGAGTTGGCCAAATGTGGAATTAAGTACACTATGGCCGATAAGGAGGCAGAATCTATTCCATACATCCCTTTTTCGGATGTTACGTTTTTGAAACGAGCTTTTCGATGGGATGAGGAATTGCAACAATGGATTGCTCCAATTGAGGAGCTGTCCATTAGCAAATCTTTACACAATTATATGCACAGAAAGAATTCCCCTGCTTTGCCCGAGCAGATCGCCGCAGATGCTATTGTCACACAGGCAACAGAGTATTGGCGATGGGGAAGAGAGGTTTACGAGAAACGTCGACCTCAGCTGCAACGTGTAGCAGAGAGAGCTGGTCTCACTGCTATGACGGGGCTATTGCCAACTTACGAGGAATTGCAGGATGCTTATCGAGGACTTAAGAAGAAGAAGTCCATTTTCGATGAGCCTGATACTGCAATTTTTGAGTAAGGAGGCACCGTCTTGGGACGACATTAAAAGCATCCGGTCCAGAGGCATCTGGGCGAAAGTTCGAAGCAATATGCAAATCACGTATTGGATTACCGCAAATTATTTTTGTATGCACTTTTCAAAGTAATTTGTAGGCTTGCGTGATTTTCGGCTGCCCTCGAGTAGTCTTCCTATTTAGGATGGAGTTTAAAGAGCTCAAACAAAAGTGCACCATACCCAAAGGAGAGGCCCCGGAGGGATTATGGCACAACAAATTGGTCTACTAAAAGTTCAAGAAGAAGAATTAAAAAGAAAACCAAAACAAATAGCACGGTCAGGCGAGATACCTGGCAAGCGGTGGATTCCGCGCTCTATTCTTCAGATCACTACATCTCTAATGGTTCACCTGGACCACAATGGGATTACGTATCTAAAGAATGGATTATGGTTAATGAAAGAGTTGCTGAACACGATACACATTTACTTGATTGTCAAGCAGAAGTGTCAAAGTTTAACGTAACTGTGAATAAGACTAGTAAGGAAGAGTCTTCACAGATATTATCTTTCAAGGACCAAAATGCAGCATATACCTATGAAGTAGGTAGTATGCCGGATCCAACTTTTGGAGCAGCTGATATGGATGATGTTAGTTTGGGAGATTTTTTCTCTCGACCTATTAAGATTGTATCATATCAATGGACAAATTCGACAAATTTTTATCAAGATTTTGATCCATGGAATTTGTATTTTACAAATCCGCGTGTTTCCAATAGGATATCGAATTTCTATTTAATGCGATGCAAATTGCATTTGAAATTCATGATTAATGGAAATGGTTTTTATTATGGTCGCCTTTTGGCGAATTATAAACCACTCGATTTCAACGATGATTTTACAGTTGATCGAGCCTTAATCACTCAAGACAATGTGGCTGCTTCACAGCGACCACATGTTTATTTGGATCCAACCACATCTGCAGGGGGTGATATGATATTACCTTTTGTGTGGGATTACAATGCATGTCGATTACCTTTGGGCGATTTTTCGCGTTTGGGTGCAGTTTCTATTCGTACGCTTACTGATTTGAAGCATGCGAACGGTGCAAGTGATCCTATCACAATATCCGTGTTTGCGTGGGCAGAAGACATGCATTTGTCTACACCTACCGTTCAGGATTCCTTAGGTTTAACACCGCAGATGGAAGAGACTATACTTGATCCGCAAGCGGATGAGTATGGAACCGGCCCCATTTCAAGACCAGCATCTATTGTAGCGAATTGGATGGGGAAACTTCGAGATGCGCCAGTCATTGGGATGTATGCCAGAGCGACCGAGCTTGCAGCTTCTGCTGTATCGGGTGTGGCTCAGATTTTTGGCTATTCACGTCCTGCTGTTTTGGATGATATTGTTCCATATCGTCCTACTTACGTTGGCAATCTCGCTAATACTAACATTCCTGATTCGACCACCAAATTGGCGCTTGATTGTAAACAAGAAGTTACGATCGATCCCCGAACTATGGGATTGGGTGCCACAGATGAGATGACGATTTGTAGTATTAGTACACGAGAGTCCTATTTGACATCATTCACGTGGGGAGTCGCAGCGATTCCTGAGACATCTATTTGGGTATCTCAGGTTACGCCTATGTTGTGGGCAGAAAATACAAATTTGGGTAATACCGAATTACATTTGCCTGCTTGTGCATTTGCTACTTTGCCTTTTAAACATTGGCGTGGTAGTATGCGATTCCGTTTTCAAGTTGTATCGTCGAATTTTCATAAAGGTCGCTTGGCCATTATGTATGATCCGGCGAGTGCTAGTTCGTTTCAGTATGAATACAACACGAATTACACAAGAGTGATTGATATAGCGGAGGAAAAGGATTTTACTGTAGAAATAGGATGGGGATCATCCTATCCGTATTTGGAATGTCAAATTCCCGGTGCGACTGGAGTAACACTCCCATACAGTAATGCTTTGTTAGCACCAGTTTTAGACAATTTTTGTAATGGATATTTATCAGTTCGTGTTCTTAACGAATTAACTGTACCGAACAGTACAGTTGATAATGACGTTCAAATTAATGTTTTTGTT